ATTAGAAATAAACTCAGACATATCAAACGATACATCTCCAATACCACCAAGGTTTTCATTAGTTGAAGTTACAGTGAACAACTGATAATCATATGCAGAAGAGTTATACCCCTTACCAGTTGATCCAACACCAACACTTACATTTTCAATTAAAACTTTATCTCCAGTAGTAAATGGGAAAGAATTGACTGTACTAAATCCTACGGATAAAGTTGCTGTTGCTATTCCTGAAGATGAATAAACAATACTATTAATACCAACTCCAGCCCCACTTTCAGTTGGAATAATGGTTGGAGTAACATCATTCATTCCTTTTGTATTTTCAAGAATCTCTACATTTGATTTTCCTACAGTTACTTTTAAATCAACATCAGAAACAATCTTATTAGTTCTACCATCAAGAACAACTAATTTTGGAGGAATTGAAAATCCACGTCCAAAGGAAGTAATACCAATAGAATTAAACGATGCAAGAGAATTAATTTTTATAACTTGTGGTAAAATAGCGGTTGGAGTTAGAGTTTTATCCGATGGATAGTTAAATCCAATATCTTCAAGTAAAATTGATCTTACAGATCCAATACCAGAACCAACTGTTTCAAGTATTGCTCCATTACCAGCACCTGATGTAACCGTGGTTATTCCTGGAAGTGAGTAATAGTTTGAACCAGAATTTGTGATTTCAATTTTTGCAATTGGTCCATAAGTGTGAGTACAATCTGTTTCATAAGAAATATCAGAAGATAATCCATAGGATGATTCTTCAGGAACATCTTTAACTGAATATGTAAATGATGTAGTCGTTCCTACATTAATTGTATGTTTTCCGCTATAAAGACTTTCTTTCGTTTTTATTTCACTTCCAGAAATAACTTCACTATCAACTAATACTCTTTCTTTAACTTCTGGAACGTTAGTTTCTTTTACAACATTTAAAGTGTAATATAAAGTCTGTGGAATATCTTTATTGACTGTTAATGTTGCTTTTGCACCAGAAGTTCCAACTTTACCATCTTTAATCAATTCAAAATTGGAATTTGCTTTAGATGTATTCCAAACTTTAGTTAAATTTTTATCTGCATATAAATTAAATTCAAATGCAGAATAAGTTGTTCCTTGATTGGAGAATGCAAGCGATGGATCTGATAAATCAAACTCAACCGTGGAATCTTTATATAAATCAATTGATGGATTTATAGGATTAATAGTTCCATTAGAAGTACTTGTTATACTAACAATTTCTGGTTTATCTTGAATTGAGTTAAAATAAGTATTTGCTAATTTTATTGTATTTCTATCTACAGTGACAATATAATATATTTTTTCATTTTCCAATCCTTCAGATGAATTTATGGACGTATGAATTATTTTATCACCAGTTTCAAATCCATGATTTGGTAGTGAAATTGTATTTGTGGACGTATTGACTCCGGCAGTTGCAAATCCAATGGGATTGACTACAATTCTAGAATTATAGTCATTATATTTTACTGTTACTATACCTATGTTTTGTGGGTTAACAGATACAAATACATTGTGAGGAGAACTTAATCCATGAGTTGTTGCTGTAGAAACTGTGACTAAATTTCTTTGAACATTACCGGTAATTACATTATAGTTTGTAGTAAAACTGTGGGTATCTCCAGTGCCTACTGTCCTAAAGAATAGCGTAGATGAGTCTGTATTTGCTCCTCCAACAAAACTTCCAGTAGTTCCAAGACCAACTCTAATAGTTGCGATTCCAATCAAATCTTCAGTTATTTTTGCAACAAATAACGTTTGACCATTCGTTAATGTTATTCCAACTCCAACATTGGTTTCATCTTGAACAATAATACCATTTCCACCAGTTCCTGGAGAATATGTTAATTGATCTCCAGTGTTAAGGTTATGATTTTTGATAAAAATACTCTTAGTCGGAATAAATGCTTGAGTTGCACCAGATCCTGGATTTGCAAAAGAAATTGTTGTTCCTATCCCAACACCAGCAGTGGTTCCAAGTCCAACAGCACTTGCTGGATCAAAATAAATTTGCTTGTTTAGGGAATATGCATAATCAGTTTTAAATCCTGCATTAATTTTAATTTTTCTTGGATCTTCGAAGATGTACTTACCAATGGTGTGAGAGGCACCTGTAGTCCCTTCTACTGCCCTCAAAACTCTAATTCTAGAGGATAGGGCATCTACGTTTAATACTTTAACTTTCTCTGTTCCAACACTAAGAATATCATTTTCTCTAATGTCAGGATAAGTGAAACTTCCATTAACTCTAAAGTAAGTAACAATACCAGTTACTCCATCAGTTCCTATAGCTACACCAGTACTTCCTACTCCAGCTATAGTTAATCTATTGGTTTGAATACCAGCACTATAAACACCTTCAATTCCAGAAGATGTTGTAGATAATCCAGAAATTGAAATGACATCAAGATTTTCAAAATTATGTGGATTGTCTGCAAAGATTAAATATTCACCTTTTTTATCTCCAGGATAAAATTCAACATTTTCAATAATACTTGATGCAACACTAATATTACTTACAGGTCTTCCTTTTAGTCTACTTATTTTTGCAGATACATGATTTCCTTGTGTCCCATTATTATCAAATACCAACTCCTCATTAACTCTATATTCACTACCACCAGTTGCTATACCAATACTTGAAATTTTTCCTGGAGTAGTTGCTGAAACTGTGGACGTTTGATTAAATTTATTTGGAATATACAAATATGGATATTCAGAATCTTCTTCAATTAGATTGAGCGGTTGAGTATTTCTCTTCCATCCATTCGTTTCAATATCATAACTATCTTGATTTGATCCCAATTTAAAATTAAATTCATTAGGAATAGATTGATAGTTTTCTCCTATAATATATGGAAACACTGGTTCTCTATATTTTTCAAAAACTCCTGAAGTTGAAGAGAATTTATCATTAACGGTCATAAAATATGCATATGTTCCCTCTGGATAATCAGGTGTCACACAGAATCTTCCATTATTAACATCAAGTACGGAATCATCAGAAACTTCATTGTGAGTGTAATCTTCTACAAAAAATCCTTCAGGAAAAATTGAAGTTGATGGTCTACCATCTTTTAAATCTAGTTTATATCCAGACTTCATCGGGGATATTATTCCGCCAGTTTTTGTTTTATATCCATATGGTCCATAAATTGGATTGCCATCATATGCAAATCCAATAATTGGAGAGTGTTCATCTGATAGTTCTTCAACACCATCAATTTTCTTTAAATCAAATTCTGCATAAAGAAGTTCTCCATCCTGACTTACAGAGGAAATAGATTCTCTCAACACTCTTGGGGCATATAAATGGCAATATTGAAGTCCATAATTACCATCAGATATAATACCATCATCTTTAGAAAAATATGAGGAGTATTTTTGATATAGATTTACTCTCCAAGATTTTATATTTGCTTTAAACTCTGGTAATACTTGAGTAGATCCCGAAGGAATTATATCAATTGATGTATTATTCGGAGAATATCCACCACCCGATTCTATGACATTTACAGATATTAAAAATCCATTCTCTACAATCGGTGTAAGAACACATCCAGAACCATCACCATTAATAATAAGATCTGGAGTTGAGAAATACTTACTACCAGAATTTAAAACAATAACTTGAACAATTCTTCCATTACTTAAAACTGGTTGAACTTGAGCATTAATACCAGAATCTAGTGTTATTTCTGGTTGATAATCTAAATTAATAATATCCGAAGATCCGTACCCAACACCAGTATTTTCAAGATGAACTGAGGTTATTTCACCTCTAACAACTGGTTGAACTTTTGCTTCAAATGTTTCTAATCCTACAGAAGATATTCCAACTTTACCAATAAGACTTACTGAGATATCTGGATAATTGAATACATGAGTTCCAACTCCAATAGAAGTTATATCAACATACTGCTTTGTTCTATAATAAAATTCTCTATCAGATGCTGACCCAATTTGGGAAAGGTTGAACGAATTATCATCTACCTTAGTCACATAATATTCAGTATTTGTAGAAAGTCCAGAAGCTATAGTTCCAACATGAGTATACTTTACAGTCTCTCCAGATCTATAATCATGATTTTTAATTTTAATTAAATTTGAAGACGTGCTGATTCCAGATTCGGCAGCTGCTGTTCTTTTCTTATTCTCATATCCAGATCCACCGTCAACAATATTAATTGAATCAACGATTGATTTTTTACCTACAGATTGTAAAGAATGCCTACCAATACCATATGATGTCAAATATACTGTATTGATTCCAGAGATAGCATCTCCCTCGGTTCTATGCAATCTAACAGTTACATTATCAATAGTGGAAACAAAATATGATGAGTTAGTAACTATGCCAGCAATTCCACTTTGATCAGATGTTTTATAAATTACCTGTTCTGCATTTTTAAATTTATGATACGTAGAAAATCCAATCCTAGATTGTGCTGATGTTGTGCCAATAACAACTTGATTTGATGATACATCTGCAAAGAAATTTGCATTATGGTTAACTTTTTTCATGTTAACTTGGCCAATTGCCCCAGATCCATTTCCACCAACAATTTTTAAAGTAGGAGTTTCTTCATAATCAAATCCAGGATCTATAATTTTAATTTCTTCAAAAGATCCAGAAACTGCAACATATCCTGTTGCTCCAGATCCAACAGAGTCTTTAATTATCAAATCAGGAACATTTATAGCATCAATATTAGTTCCTCTAGCAAGAACTTCAATATTTTCTATTTTACCATATTTAATTACATCTTTTGATTTGTAATTTAAAATTTCTACTCCATTAACTAAAATACCAGTAAAACCAGATTTAGTTTCATTAATAGATCCATCGTCAATTGGATTAGAAATTTTTCTAAGTAATTTTTGAGAATTTAATTCTTTTCCATTAAATTGATATGGTTTAATTGTGCTACCAGATACCGTAGTTTCTTCTGACAGAGATATAAAATTTGAATTAAGTATGTCATTTCTACTTTTTGTAAATTTTACAGTAAATCCATCAATTCTTTTTATAAAATACAATCCATCATCAAAAAGTCCAACACCTCTTACTTCTCTTGTAACAGAACTCCCTGACTCATCAATGTAGTTTTCATTAACAGTTTCTGCAGAATAATAAACAGCATCTCCAGTATATAATCCATGCTCTTTTCCTGGACTAATTTCAAACTCACTTCCACTAAAAGTTCCGGAAAAAATAACTTCTCTATTGGATAAATCTAGTGGTTGAGAATTATAATTTGGAATAGATGGAGATGCAATTAAATAATCGCTACCATTTTTATATACATTACTAACATCAGTTGCGTATGAGAAAATATTAGTAAAAACGTTGGATACGCCTTTTTGAATAATTCTTTTAATTTTATAAGTTAAGTTTAAATTTAAAAATCCTTGACCTTTGATAGTAAAAGATTTATTAGAAATTATATTAAATATATTTGTTTTCTTTTCATTACCCACACTTTCAATTAAATTGGCAGAATCTCCAGTCTTAAAACTATGCTCAACATTCAAAGTTATTTTATAAGTATTATCTGATGAATCCAATAATTCTAATTTACTTACTTTGTACAAAGGTGCCACATTATAAAACCACTTATTTGTTTTGAAGTTGTTCTCAGAGCATCCAAGAGTTGAAATATTAATAATTCCACCCTTTATTAAATTATTGGTATTTTCTACCAATTCAACATCACTTAAAACAGAGTTAACTCTGACTTTAATAATTTCATCCTGATCTAAATTAGATCTACCATATGCAAAAGTATTAACTCCTACAGTAGATGCATCAGATATATTTGCTGTTACATTTGTAATCCCAAAAAATTGGGTTAGGGATTTTGATGTATATGACACTACTCCTGTAGTGGTGTCATTATAATTGACATATAATTCTCCAGTGGATCCAAATCCAACGGTAGAATCTACATCAATTGATATAGATTCCGTAGATATACCTCCAATAACTCTAGTAGATGGTTCTACTGAAAATTTACCGTATAAAGTTCCATCAACATTAATATCTCTATTATATCCACCATCAAAACTAAGTTTATAGAAAGTCTGCCCATATCCAACTGATATTCTTTCAATATCAGTTATTGGGGCATATGCATTGTTTATTTCACTGTCAAATTTATATTCATTTTGATATAATGTTGCATTTTCTAAATTTGCAGGATCTCCTTCTATTGCCTCTACAACTAAACTATTAACAACTCTGTAATTAGAGTCAGAAGGTGCAACTAGAAAATCTCTAGGTTTAATTATTTGTACATCTTCATTATATAATGCTTTAAATAAAATTTCAAACGATATATCTGTGCCCTTACTTAGATAAAAGTCTTTTGACTGTTTTATAAAAAGATTTTGATCTAATTCTGGAGTTAGTGATCTTTCTTCAAATCCAGGTGCTAATTGATGTTTTGTTTTTAATAAAAATTCTTTTAAAAATAAACAACTTAAGTTTTTAATGGTAGATTTATCTTTATGATCTTCAGATTCAGTTTCTTTAAATACTACTTCTTCTTTATTCAGTTCACTCTTGTATGAAGTGATTCCAACAAATCCTCTAATACATCCAGTAAACGAAAACTCAGTTTTTCCAGTATATGTAATTACTTCATCATCTATCTGCAAAAGACCATAAGAATCTGGAAACCCATTAGTTCCATATGGAGATCCTGCAACATCAACATTTATAGTTTCCGCATCAAACTCAATATCCCCATTTAATAATACAGATTCATTCAAATTTGTAGTATTATCTAATTTGATATATCTGTCAATATTTTGAATCAGATCAACTGGTCCACCTTGATACTCTTGCCCAAGATAATACTGTTTTAAAAATTGAGATATAAGAGGATAATCTTCCTGCACATAAGTGGGAAGTTGGTTAGATACGATAGTATTAAACTGAACTCTAGTTTCTGACATGTTATGATTTTATCTTCTTAGTATGAGATTGAACCTGATGAGGATGATCCGGATGTGGATATTTGTGTTGATGTTTGTGTTGATGTGGATGCCTGTTGAGTAACTACATTAGAAGTAGAAGCAGAAGAACCTCCAACTCCATTTCTAGTTACAATATTTGTATCCGGACCCCCAGAACGGACTAAATTGCCATTTGAGTAACTAGAAGATACAATATAACTTGATGCAGATGGATCTAATCCAGATGCTATATCATCAACAACAGTTTCAAAATTACTGCTACTTATATCTAGTTGCAAATAAAGATCCTGCAATCCAACAACATCATTTGAAGTTGGAGTTGCTTCAATTTCAATGACTGGTTGACCATCCTTAGTCTTTCCAGCCAAAACATTTACTGGATTTAAAGTAACAGTACCACTTACATAATTAATTGTCCCAACATTACGTCTTACAATAGTTGGTGATTGTGACCCTACTGATGGTAATGTAAACAAGAACAAAGATCCTGTTACTCTATTTGTATCAGGTATGTCTGATAGATACACATTTGATTGAACTCCAGCAATTCTAAATGCTGAAGTTTTAATGTTATATCCACTCATATTTTTAATATGAAAAGAATTTCCAAAAGAAATTTGATATTCTGCAAAAGTGTCTAAAACAACTCTCAAATCTCTTCTCATTCCCACAGTTGTGATGTTTGAAGTCACTGATTCATGACTATCATCAACCATTTTTAAGAATTTACTATACTTAAACCTTGCACCATATTTGTTTAACTCAGTTGATTCAGAATATTTTGTCGTATTGTTTTGAACAATAGTAGAAACATATGCAGATGATGGTGCAAAATTAGTATTGTAGTAAATTTTTGTATTTACTTCCAGATACAAATATTTCAAATCTAAAATCTCTGGTACAATACCAGCAACAGAATATTTCTTCAACTTTGTTTTAATATTATCTTTGATCAAATTTGGAATAAAATCACCAAATCTTGGTTTAATACTAATGAATACTTTGCCATATTGTGGTGGAACTAATTCTTCACCACCAAAAACGGAGATTGATTCAGTTTCTGGATAAATTTTTGCAGGAATAATTGTTTCATAATCGTTTGCAGTTAATGCTCTGTTCTGAGATGCATAGATTCTTGGTGCAAATTTCTTAATTGACTCTACACCTTCGATAGATTCTCCTCCAGATGCAGATATTCCTGTAGTTAAAAGTGAAATACCAGCAGTTACTGTGTATTCTTGAGAATTTCTTGTATAAACCAATCTTCCTGCAAAAGTAAATTGATTTACTCCATTTGCAGCATCACCACTAGATGTAATATAATTTACAGTAATAAAGTTATTATCCTCAAGTTTATTTCCAAAAATACCATCACCAAAAATAACTTGATATCTTTCATCTTCAACTTCTTGAAGGTAATATACTTTGGAATCAGATTTGATATCAAAAAGACTATCTTGACGACTATATTTTACACTTTTAGTTGACTGCTCATTTGGTCTTACAGTAACTGATATTAAATCAGTATCAATTCCTGGATTTTGTAAAATAAACTTTTGATTTGGAGTTCTTGCACTATTTGTAAAGTTTGAAGTCAATAGACTTCCTTCGTATATGAAAATGTCATTAAATGATGCAATAGAATCAACAACAGGGACTGTTATATCCTCTAATATACAGAAAGTATATGATTGTCTACCAAAAGAACCTTGACTAGTAGCTACAATACCTTTCTTAAGAGTGATTGTACTAGGTACAGGTGTTATATTTGATGTATCAATGAAAAAACTAATAGTCGATGATGATGCTTTTCTTGATCTGGGAAGATATCCAATATTTCTTGCTAAAGATACGACATTCTCTCTTAATGTCGCACTATCAATAAACACTTCGTTTGCGACCATATTCGCATTGTATGAAGTGATGTAGGTGTTATATGCCAAAACATCGAGGATTGTTGAAAGGTTAGACCCTTCAAAATCATAGTCAGTGAAATTGGAGTTTTCCTTTAGATATTCTCTAAGTGTTGTTTTAACCTGACCAAAGTCTAGGTTTGTGAAATTAGCTAGTGGCATTTTTACCTAGTTTGTTGCAAAACAAATTGTAATTCTTGTGGTGGTATATCAGCTCCAACAATTTCATATGTTAGAACAACATCAAAACTATTGTTATCAAAATCAGGAGAAGTTACAACTTTTACTGTATCAACCCTTGGTTCAAAGTTTTCAATAGATTCAGTAATTTGATCGTTAATGATTAATGCTGATAATTCGTCAATATTATCGAAAAGTGATCTGTTGATGTTAGATCCAAACGATTCATTAAAAAATTTCTCACCAGGGATTGTAAATACAATGTTTCGTATAGAACGAGCAATTGCATTTTCATTTTTAAGTGCAATAATATCACTAGTCAGAGGATTACTCTGAAAAGTCATACTGATATCCTTAAAACCCTGACTTACCCTTTCTAAAGGCACAAGAATGCTGCGATTATATCTTATTTATTAAGGTATCAGATCAAAATTCATTGAGTGTCATTGGATCAGTCTCTGAGATGACTTCATCAACCTCAAAAAGGTCAGTTTCCTTAAGTGAATCACGTTTTTTGGGTGTTTGATTGTCATTTGCAATCTCACGAAGCATCTTTTGATGCTGATTATTCGCTAAATTATCTAAAAAATCATGATTTTCCATTTTTTTCCTCTGTTTCTGGTAGATTTTCTCTTTCTTTTGCTGTTTTCCAAAAATATTCGTCTTCACGACCCATTCCAAGTCTTTCAAAACCATTTTCAACTTGGTAATATTCAGTCGAAACCTTAAAATCAGGCATTTTTGGTTCAACAGGTGTTAAACTATTATCAAAAATACGCATTCTATTATTTGGATACAATGCATATTGTCCATTATCTAGTTCGATCAGATTATGTGACTTATGTTCTGCTGGATTCTCACTTGTTGCATAATCAATCACATCAGGATCTTGATGATAGTTGTCTAATGTACAAACATATGTACCTTTTTGTATACCAAAGTCTCTTGTATACAATTCATAGTCCATACTACCAATAAATTGCTTACATGTTGCAACAACACCATAATCCATACAGTTCCAGAACTGTAGGTTAGGAAGGTCCATATCGGGGTCTGGGACCTCTGGAGACGAGAGGAAGGCACTAATAGGTAGTTTATCATACATTGCGGCATATTCAGGTAAATATGTCTCAAAATAAAAAGTGCGCCCAGGCATCGATTTACACGATACCCAAACGCCTTTTACAAATTCACCATGACCACTTTGATGGTCAGTTAGATATTCTTTACGTACCCATACTTCCACTGCAGGAAGATTGCATATAAGTGCAGCCATGATGTATTCATATAACTACACTATTTACCTTGTCCACGATAACGCTTCTTTGCTCCATTACGAGACGACGCGGCGTACTTGGTATGTTTACCATTCCCTTGACGAGTTTTTTTCGGGAGAGGTTCAATAAAATCCCCTCCTGATAATGATTTACTTCTTGCTGCCATAATAATCTCCTAATCAAATAACACGCATCTTTTCATGACCCACACGAATTCGTGGATCACACCAAATCTCATATCCCATCTCTTTAGCATCTAAACAGAATGAGACATCCTCACCACACATGTCCTGAACACTCCCACTCTCAAAGACTTGCATCTTAGGTGCAAACCAAGGGTATTCCATTTCTTCAAAGACTCCCTTCTTAATCATAACCCATCCAAA